AGTGGGTTAGAAGGACTTGAGCAATGACGCCTATTCTCTACAATGACTTCTTCCGGAATATGGTCTTACGGAAGAAGCAGGATCTGGTTAATCCAGTTTTCCATGGCATCAGTGAAATCAGCTTACCGAAAAACAGCCTACTGCAATACGTTCCTAAGAACCCAGCTGAATACGGTCCAAGTAATAGCGAAGCGTTCATCAGCAACTACCCTGCGGAGATCTACATTGACTTCGTAACGGACCTGTTGCAACCCGTAATGGGTAATGGGCGTATCGCTACCTTCGACCTGAAGAAAGCCATCAGTTCGTACCGTGCCGGTCATTACAACTATAACTGGACACGTGACATCTCTACGGTTTATGCAAAAGACCGTGTACTGGTCGTTCGTAACTATGGTCTGATCCCGCATCGTTTCATCTACCGGGCCAGTCTGTATGTGAACTACGAGAAGTATTACAACCAGATGCTGATGGTAATGGATGGCATCAACAAGGAAGCCGAGCGCGGTGATCGTCACCAGTTCCTGCGTATCGAGCTTCCACTGAACCTGCCAAGCTTTACGGAGTTGTTCGACGACTACCGTTTACTGGTCAGGGGTTATAAAGACGGGCTCCCTGTATTGAGCCCGCAAGTGATCGGTTCGACTAAAGCCGAGAACACGTATTGGTTGTTGGATCTGTTAGGTTGGTTGTTGGGGCAAACTGAATTCAGCCTGTTTGGCAAGATCAGTGAGAAAGCCTTGGGGAATTTGCACTTCATCTTTACCTACCAAAGCAAGGCGTTGGTGTTGAAGGCCAGCCTCGTAAAGGAATGGTTGGATGAAGTAGGGTTGAAACCCGATCAAGAGTTCAAGACTCCATTGCTGGAGTTGGAAGGGTTGAAGAGCACCAAACGGATGAACGTTGTAAAACGTTTCTACTTGGTGTTCCTAAGCCTGACAAGGGATCTGGTTCCTGAGAAGGATATTGTTAAAGAGGAACAAGTAAATGACGGAACCAAAGGAACCGCCGACTCGACGGATTCCAAAGTGGATTCAGGAAAGGCGGGAGAAGCGTCGTCAGGGCAAGGGAAAGGCAACGGAGAAGACGGGAAGTCTGCTGGCTCGGGCCAGTCCACTAACGCTGGTAATGATTCTGGTAATATCCTTGACATTTTCGCTAATAGTGAGAAGGACAGTGGAGGACTTCCTGAAGCCGAAGGAAGTGCGGGAGCGGGAGGTGTTGATGAAAGTGCTGCGGAATGGTCATCCGAAGTCGCCGACGAGCTCCTAGAGGTTCAAGAGGGTGGCGGGGAGATCAACACCAGTAAGGTGGCCTTCCCAACACCTGAGAGCGGTGTCAAGCTGGTACTGGACGAACGGGCTCGTGACGGTAAGTTGACTGTCAGTGAGCAAGACTTCTACATGCGCAAAGGTACTCGATATCAACACATCGAGATGCCGAACGGTCAGACCTTCGCTGAGTTCATCCAGATCCCTGAAACGGAACTGAATGCGCTGGCTGAAGAGTCGAAGATCGACGCGACCTTTACCACTGTTCTTGACGAGAGCATGCTGAGCAGCCGGGCTACCGCGTTGAAGAACGGGTACGCTAAGAAGTTCTTGGCTAAAGACATTGCCGCCATGGCACTGGGCTTCCAGAACGCTGGCTTTGCGATGAACGACTACCGTGTTGAAAACCACAGCAGCGTGGAAGGTAGTTACAACGTTCACAGCATTCAGTACCACCACGTCAACGGTGATCAGGTTACCATTCACCCACGCTTCCCTGTGGTGGAAGACGACGGTAGCTTTATCATCGACAGTGTGAAGCAGCACTTCCAGTTGCAACGTAAAGAGAAGGTCTTCCGCAAGATCTCCTCGTGGGAAGTGGCACTGACCACGTACTACGATCGCAAGTTGATGATCACCAGAAGTCGTAAAGTTGTCGACGATCTGGAGAAGTTCATGGTCAAACAGATCGCTCTCCAAAGTAAGGTGAAGAAATACACCTTTAATAAGGGCGGTAAGTTCGACCGTAGTTACAAAGCCCCTCGTATCTATTCCATGTTGGCTAAGCAGTACAAGTCCATCACGGTTGGGGATACGGTGCTTGATTTCAACTTACCAGCATTGTTAGAGAAACACCCTGGGTTCAAGAAGTATACCAAGCAGGAACGTTTCCTGATTGGGGTGCAGGGTGACGAACCTCTGACCATCGATGACTACGGCAACCTCTACCAAGGGGAAACCAACAAAGGTACCGTGGAAGACTTGTTGGGTATTGACCTGACCAAGGCTCCGTTGGAACATGCACTGATCAACATCAGCGGGTATCAATTCCCGTTGGGCGTGGTGTTGTGCTACTACTTCGGTATCGATGAGCTGTTGAAGGTTATTAAAGCTACCACCCGTTCTGTTCCAATCGGTACTCGTCTCAAGTTGGATCCTGATGAGTTCGCGATCAAGTTCAACGACCAGTATCTGGTTATGAGCCGTCGTGAGAAGCTGACCACCATGATTTTCGGTGGCATGCCTAAGCTGACTAACATCAGCAACTTCAGTCGGACTGACCTGAACAACAACTCCATCTGGACCGCGTTGATGGGTGACCCTCGAGTGCGTCCTGCTCAGTTCCAAGAGATGAAGAACCTTTACACTCTGTTCCTGGACCCGATCGCTCGGGAAGAGTTGCGGAAGGAAAAGTTGCCTGATTCTTTCCACTATCTGCTGATTGAAGCGGCCAAGGTACTGGGGACTGATTACAGCCGTCACGAGGTGGAGATCGAAGAACAGCGTTTGGTGGGTTATGAGCGCTTCGCAGGTCTGTTCTATCGGGAGATGTGTAAGGCTAACCGCCAGTTCCAGAACAAGGGCATTACCCGTCGCCACAAATTGGACTTCAACCCTGACGCCGTCATCATCGCTATTGGTGAAGATAACTCGGGGCAGCAGGTGGAAGAAGTAGGTCCAGTCCACCAAGTGAAGGATCAGGAAGAAGTTACCTTTGGCGGCACCGGCGGTCGTAACGAGATCACTGTAGTTAAGCGAGCTCGTACACAACTGGTCAGCTATCAGGGGATTATTTCTGAGGCGAACAAGGACAGCGGTAAAGTTGGCTTCGTGACGTACACTAGTTCTGATCCAGCGATCCTAGACTACCGTGGTAACATCGACCTTAATAAGGAACGGACTCCTTGTGGTGATGGTTCGGTTACAATGAACCTGATGTACGGCGGTCGTCATGACGATGCGAAACGTGCGGTGTTTACTTCGACGCAATGGAGTCAGGCGATCAGTGCTAGCAACTATGGCATTGTCTCGCTCCGCACCGGTTATGAAAACGTTCTCCCTCACCGAACTTCTGAACTGTACAGTAAGGTTGCGAAAGCTAACGGTACCGTGACAGAGGTCAAAGACGATGAGCTGGTAATTACCTACGACGACAAGTCTGTGGACCGTTACCCGCTGGGTCTGTACATCGGCGAAGCAAGCGGTGAATACCATCGACATACCCGTGTGACCGATATGAAAGTCGGCCAGACATTCAAGAAGGGTGATGTTGTTGGTTGGGATAACAACTGGTTTATGCGGGATATCTTCTGCCCGGGTCAGGTAGGTCTGAAAGGTGGCTTCCAAGTACGTGTTGGTTTGTTCGAGGACCAAGACACCTATGAAGACTCCATCGCAATCAGCAGTCGTATTGCGAATGAAACCCTGATCCCGTATATCAAACCTACCCCCTTCACGATGAAGATCACGGATAACTTGGTCTTGAAGGTTAAAGTAGGGGACGAGATCGAGCAAGACTCGATTTTATGCGATATTGAAGAACCGCATTTGGTGGAAGGGAATCATGATGCCTCGTTTGTTGCTGAAGTGAACAAGCTGGGTATCAAACAAGTCAAATCGACACACCACGGGAAGATTGTAGATATCAGGGTCCAGTACAACGGTGCTCTGGAAAACATGACAGAGTCGGTACGTCAGTTCGTGACTAAAGCGAACAAGTTGACTAAGCGTAAGAACCAGATCGTCGGCAAGGATGTTGAAACAAACGCCGTCTCCGGTATCTTTAACGTGAACCGTCCTAGCATCCAGCCCGATACCCTCTTGGTGATTTTCTTTGTGGAATCTCAAGACGGTCGGACCCGTGCAGACAAGTTCGTATTCGGTAACCAGCTTAAAGCCACGGCCGGTCGTATCATGACCAAGAAGATGTTCACCGAGGACAGGCAGGAGATTGATGCCAAGACGAGCTTTAAAGCACCCTTCAACCGGATGGTGATTTCCTTCCGCAACCGACTCATTGTGAACGAATGGTCTTTCCAATTCACGAAGCGAGCGATCGCTGTTTATCGGGGTAATTAAGTTATGGACTTCCGTACTCAGAACGGTTTCAAGGACACTCAAGTGATCCTCAAGGAACTGAACCTGTACGGCGGTGATATCGACGGCATCTGGGGGTCTAAGTCGGCCTCCGGTGTTGTTGAACTCATGCGCGCGTATGCCTCATTCATTGGTCGTGGTATTTTCACTGCGGCCAGCATGCCAGTCAAAGCTTCGGCGGACGGCAAGAACATCGTTGAGCAACTCCAGCTGTACATGAAGGATCTGGGTGTTTACCTGACCAACGTGGACGGTGTGTGGGGTAAAGGTTCGTTGGGTGGTTTGGAGCTGCTGGCAAGTCATTACCGTCGAGCCAACAAGATCCCTGCCTACGACATGGCGTGGAGCAAGAAGGTCTCCAAGGAGTTCCGTGACAAGATCTATGCTTGGTGTGCACGTCAGGGTTACGATCCGATCGTTGCCAGCTGGCTGATGGCTTGCATGCACTTCGAGTCGGGCGGTACCTTCAGTCCAAGCAAGCAGAACAACGGCGGGTCGAACTTCTTCGGCCTGATCCAGTTCGGTGAGGATGCGGCTAAAGACCTCGGTACGACGCTGGCTAAGTTGATTGCCATGTCCCAACTGGAACAACTGGACTACGTGTTCAAGTATTTCGAGATGTGGGCTAAGCGAGGTAAGAAGTCGACTCAGTTGGAAGACTTCTACCTGACGATCTTCTACCCAGCGGCCGTTGGTAAGAAAGCTGACGTGGCTCTGTTCCGTGAGCGCACAGCCGAGAACCAGCAACTCATCGGTGACTACGAAGCCAAAGCTTACATTCAGAACAAGGGCTTCGATAAGGATAAGGATCGCGTCATCACCATTGGCGAGATCTGTACCACCATTTACGCCACCTATTACAAAGGCATGGATCCAGCCAACCGCCTTCAACTTATCTAAGGACGTCGCTCATGACCCCTACACAGATTAACAACATCATCACCATCGCCAACGTCGTGCGTTTCGTCCGTCAGACCATCGACAAGGTAGGTCTGGAATACATTGCCCCGCTGGATCCCGCCGAGCAATCGGAAAAGATCAGCAAGGCCGTAAACCAGAAGGTTCAATCTTCCATGATTAAGGATCCTCAATAATGCTCAGTAAAGACGATCTGATTCTCTCCCAGCTGATCGCCAGCGGGTTGCCAGAGAACCACGAGGTGAAAGCCTCCGGAATCATCGCAGGGTTGAACGAAGTCAGTTATGCAGTCAGCCCTTACTCGCCGAGTGCCCTGGTTGAGCAAGTGGTTGAAGTCACCCAGAACCTGAGCCCTCACAACGAGGTCATGGAACTGGCTACTACCGAAATGGCGAAAGTGGTTCGTGGTGCTTTCGACATGGTCAAGACCTACGGCGTTCCGATGGCTTTGGCTATCGCTGACGGCGTGAGCTGCCTGTACTCGGTTGAATCGGTACTGCGGACCATCCGCTCCGAGCTCAGCATCAAGTACATCAATGTTGACGATCCGATGTTCAACTTGGGTATCTACCCAGTTCAGGTGGCCAACAAGTCGCTGTCTTTCGAGTCGGTCAGCTTCTCCATGCTGGAACGCGTGCGTTTCGGTTACGTCTCCGATGCCGACCTGATCGAATGGATTGCCAGCAAGCATCCTGAAATCATGGCGGTGATGGAAGACAAGTCCAACGGCGTCTACAGCGCCCTGTACTCGATGACCACCCTGGATGGTCTGCGTGAAGTCTTCAAGGTCATGGACAACGGCCAGATCAGCTTCACCGAGATCAAGTCCATCGACGTTCCGCTTCTGATGAAGATGTTTGTCATCGCGTCGAAGATGTTCATGTCGGACAAGCCAGTGCCTTGGCTGGAAGAAGGCTCGCTGGAAGACTACCGCGAATTCGTCGGTCTGATCTGGAACGGTCTGTCTCGTTACCTGATCAACCTGAAAGAGTTCACCAACCTGTACCGCGCTCGCGAGATCGTGATTACCGATGTGACGCCTGTGCGTTACAAAGAGATCACCCCTCACGAAGCACTGGGCGTGAAGGTGAACGTGGTCGAAGGCAAGGTACTGGTGTTCTACACCGGCGCTATCATGCGCGCGATCACCGAAAGCGGTACGGCAATCAGCGACGTGGCCGTGGCGTACATGTACTCCCGTGTTAAAGGTCAGAGCTTCAGTCTGAAAGAACTGGCCAATAACAAGATCCGTGTCAGCGAGCTCATGGGTCAGTACGTGAGTGAGGTCTCTGGCGTGATCCACGGTCGTGCTCAGGAAGTCTTCTGCGAAAGCGCGGCGGTTGCCATTGCCAAGTTCATCGACAGCAATGCAGCGGCCAAGGAAGCGATGTACCGCACGATCAACGAAGAGGGTAGCATGACTGCCACTATCGTTCGTCAGCGTCTGGGAGCGGCTATCAGCAAGCTCTACAGCATCTACAGCTCGCGTGTCGGCAAAGACGACGGTGACTTCGCCATCGAGTCCGAGGGTTCTCAGAGCCTGATCGGTGAACGTAAGAAAGAGTGCCTCAACATCATTCTTTCCACTGACATCGTTCCGGTGTTCCTGAACCTCCTGGGTTGCAACATGGCAGCCGCGATCATCGCCGCTACCTACGTCACTCAGGACAAGGCGTTCACCGCTGTGGATGAGCGTAAGCAGCTCCACTGCGCCCTGATCCAGGTCATGACCAACATCTCCTTGGAGTAAGTCATGGACGTCGGCTCTCTAGAACGGAACAGAGCCAAGATCAAGAAAGCTTATACGGTTCAAAGTGACCTCTCGGTTATTGCGAACCGTACACTCGAAGTTCACATTCCTAAACGGTTTGTGGAGAACGGGTTTACCACTCTCGATAACCATGTGTCGTCAACAGTGGTAATGGGCATTGTCATTCCGGGGGAGTGCTACACTCCCTTGATTGCTTTGGCTGACTTGATCCTGGCTCCGTCGGGTATTCGTGATGTAATGATTAATGGAGTGCCTTACGTAATTCTGGAGTTTGAAGAAGGGGACACACTGTTTGAAACCCTTCACTACATTCAAGACCCCAACAAGAACTACGGGTACTTCATGGAGTTTAACTTCTACGCTAAACTCCCGTGGTACATGAGCGATGATGATTTCACGTCCCTGTATGACCATGCAGCCCAGCAGTGTGGTGCTGAAATGGGGGGTACTCCTGAGCATATGCGCGTTTACGCGTCGTTGCAGATGCGAGACCCCGATAACTTGGACAACCAGTACCGTAACAGTAAAGCAATGTTGGAAGGGCGCCCTGCGGTTATTGTAGGGCTTAATAACGGTGCCATGTTGATTGATGGTACCATTCCGAAGTTGACGGGTGGTTATCTGCAAGACAACACCATTGCAGCGATCGTTAATCCGGATACCAAAGTCACTGACCTCGAGAAGATTCTCAAAGGAGTTCCGGGAT